AACAGGTAGGCGTGAATGCACCTGGAAGAGAGAACAGAATTACTCGCTTGTTGCTGAAGTAATCGAAACTAGTCCGTTCCTGCCAACGATAGGGATTTGGACCCTCGATGGAGTCATCGCGAACGCGAGTCTTAAATACGACATTGGGAACAATGTCAGGTTGTGATTTCCAATTTTCCATAATATTCTCCTTAAAATTTACCATTACTCTTCAACCCATTCAATCTGATGAAATGCTACCACTCGCTCAGATATATTACCATCTTCGTCTTCCAGATTCAGAGTGACCCCAGTCGAGTTTGGTCGAGACTTGAGAGAGTGCACAAAGTATATCTTACCCGCATCTTCCCAATTATCACTGTCAATTCTGCATCGCATGTTCTTCCTCCGTATCTACAATATGTAATAGGTTCGGTTCACTGGATGCGAAAAATGCACGATTAAACTGCTGGTTAATTGCACTGTAATCATCGGACTTTTGTCTGACTACAAACGAAGATCTAGACTGATCAGTCCAGCGGCGGAGTTCGTACCTCATGCGCGACGATAAACTCCCAGATCTTCCTCAAGTCGATTTAGAATCCACTCATCTGGTGTATCAGATCGTGCCTTGGCAACACTATATGGCATGTCAGGTGCATAGTATGCGAACAACTTATTATAATACCCAGCATCAAATATGTTGGCATCACCACAAATTAGATCAACTGCAATAGAACGTGGAACAATATCAAATACACTACTCATATTCAGTTTCCTTCAGTTTTCGCGACTTGTTCATCTTGCCACAGGTAGATACTGTCAAAGATATTTTCTTGCATCATGTCAAAATACTCATCACCATCTTCGTCGAGATCTGCCAGTTCAGTGATGCGTTGTTCAGTCAATCTGACAAGATCATCATAATCAATGCAATCGCTTCGTTCGCCGAGATTAGTGTAGATATGATACCCAGTAAAATTGGCACCGTCATCTTCATATGTCACTGTGATGGTAGCATCTTCATCAATCGCCAGAATCTGTTGCGATACCCAATCTGTAAATTTAATAGGGAAATCCCACGCAGATACTAAGACCAGCGTGTTGTCATAAACTTCTTCAACATAACACCACTTGGTGCCAATGTTAACAGTGGTCCACTCATATGTTACTTCATCAGGAACATTTTCCATCAAATTCCATACCATCTTGTGGTCTTCATCACTCATTGCATCAACAGTAGTTATCCACTGGTCAACGAGGACTTGTGCTGCGTCATTACACTTAATTTCAACACGCGATGTAACATGATTCGCCATAGTATAATTCCTTAATTAACGAGTAGTAGTTGGTTCATTGATAAGAGCGGCGGCACCCAGCGCAAAAATACCGAGACCGACAATCCCTTGAATTGCGAAGTGTATAAAACCTGAATATTCAGGGATAAGAACCAGAGTAATCAAACCAACGAACATCAAAAAATATGGCATTTCATTTCCTTTCAAACTATAATATCATTATACCCTAAAACGCAACAAAAGTCAAGCCCCTAAATTCCATTTACGTGAAATAAATTTCTCGATCCTGTGCTTAGATATCGTTTGTTGATGCGCAGGATTCTTGACAAGTTGCTTCCGCTTAATGCACTCATACTGCGCACGTGAAATAAACAACTGCTGTGTCTTCATGTCAAAGTATGGCATGCAATGCACAAAGTCGAATGTCTCGCGATGTTTCTTATCAGTCTTGATGATGACCTGTAGTCCATTCTTAAACGTAATGGCATTGGCAGTCACTAACTTACCGTCAACATTGGTTATAGTCATGTATCCAGAAGTAACATCTGCAACCTCATTTAGAGTGGGAGTATCACTCATCACGAATGATTCAAATCGAGATATAGTCACAGAATCCCGTAGATAGACATCCCAGTCGTGGACCTCTTCGTGGAGGAATAGTGATGCAAAACACCCACCAGTCAGGATGGATTCCTTGAAGAAGGGATAGTTGTCGGTTGGCAGATCAGATAGCAGTTCGCGCAGTTTCTTCTGTACGATATCTTTTATAGATTCGATCTCAGCACGTTCATCATCAGAGAACATAACAAATCCTTAAAATTGACTTCCTACGGTTTTCAATGCAGCACGTAGGTGACCATAATGATCATCAAGAATGCGACGGATTTCTGCTCGCTCACTAGGTGTTGCACCACGAGCATCAACATAGATGTTGCCAGTTAGCGACATCTCACCTGCTTCTTCTTGCCTGTCGTCAACCATTTCATTGGTCAGAATTTGTGTATTAATGATCATTATTCATTCCCTTCAGTTTTTTTACTATTTCAATTGCATCAATAAGTTTGACTGTTACCGACAACATGGTGCCGCCAACAAACCAGATAAGAAAAATCATCTCACCAATGTGCTCGCCAGTAATGAAAAACTTGGCAGCAGCATACAGCAGCGCGAATAGAAATCCTCGTATTGCATTCTCTACTAGAAATTTAGCAATCAGCATGTTGCGTACTTTGGTTCATAACTGTCACCTGTCAGTTGATTGTGGAATTTGTGGACATGCTTGCACTTACCATGAAATGAGAATCCAGGACAGTCACACTTCCACCCACGATCGGTGAGTTCACTGTGATAATCCTTGCCATTACAGTTGGTGTATGTCCACACAAAACCTGCGTAGAATGATTTTTGGTAATTGTATCCTGGAATCTTCAGGACTTTGTCCCACTTAGAACGGCGAACTTTTGGGTTTCTTCTATCAGTCATGTTACCATAATACTATATTATGGGATAAATGTCAAGCCTTTTTCCAACAAGTCCATACTGCCTCTTGAAAATCTTCAGTTAAAACTGGTTCAAGATTATTAGTTTCCACCGCCAATGCGATGTCTTTATACTGGATTTCACACCAGCGCCAAACATGGTTTTTGATATATGCTTGGAATAAGTCCTCGTCACGAGAGTAATCATGCGCCATGATAATATCCCCAGACTTTAACAATTTAGAGAAAACATCAAATTCTTTGATTTTGTTTCCTCCGTCACAAAGGACAAGAACCTGCCCTTTTTTGGAGATATATTCTTCTACGACTTCATAATCTTCGAATACGCTTTTAACGTTTACAGTAATATTATTCTCTTCCAGAGTCGCTTTATGCTTAGTTTCTATTACATCATACGTAATAATCTCTGCATTTGTTAAATCCCTCACTGCACGAGTAAAACCACCAGTTGCGGTACCTATCTCTAGCACACGAACAATATTCTCCCCTACAAACAGTTTTTCGAAAACAGGGTAAAAGTTCTTATTTTGTTGGGTAAAGATGCCTTTGTATAGACCACCGCCCCATTTGTGATCCCACAGTGGAAACTCATTGGTAGGGTCAAATGCTTCTTTGGGGACTTGAAATGCCATTACATGAAGTCTCTATATTGTTTACGAATACTGGCATAATCTGTCTCTTTTTCCACATCAGTAGCAAAGGTTGTGATTGCATTTCTCCAATCATCTTTGGGCATGACTGTTGTAAGAATGTCTTTAGAAAGGATTTGTAACACAGATCCGAGTGCAATCATTTCTTCTTCGTCATCACAATATAGGATTGTTTCTTTAATGTAGTCACTGACATCTTCCATCAAAGCCATGCGTTTCTGCTGTCTCTCTTGGAAGTTAAGTCTCAATTTGGGTTCTTTAACAGGTTCAATCATAAACTTATTTATCATGATTGAATACGACCCAATCTGTGTATCAGGTTAGAAATAATTGCCACATCTGGATGCGGATCTCGTTCACTAACACCTTCTGTTCGCATACATTCAATAAGATACGAGTGCAGTGCACGTTTAATTACAGGGTAATCTGCTGGCGCAAATGTTCCGCCTTTTGATTCTTTAACCATTAGTCCCATAGTCCTTGATAATATTTACCGAACAACATTGTTCCACGCTGAATACGATCTTCATGTTTTGCATGACCTTCTCTATCAAACACATATGGAGTAACAGAGTTATCATAAAACTGCTCATTGCTAGTATCATCGACAATCTGTTCAAATGCCCATATCATTTCACCGAGCACCCACTCCCATCTCTTATGGTAGTTATCGTCGATATCATAATCCACGGCAGCAGGAACAGCAGTAGAGCGAAGTTCCTCGGGAACATCAAAATCATCGACTAGACAAGAACTCTGTGCTGATTGTTGCAGTTGCTTTAGCATGGGCAGAATGATCAGAGCAAGAGTGTGGTCCATACTCCATGTGTCATGTGGATCGATACGAATTTCAACTTTTCTCTTGTTGAAAAACCATTGAGATACTCTGGCAATTGGTGTATACTTGTCTAACCATTCTCCTAATGCATAGACTTCATCAGAATGCTCGTCTTTCCAGAACAGAATTTTTTCTGCCAACTGGTATGGACCGAACCAACGTGGATATGGACCAATGTTAATCTTCACGAGAATTCTTACAAAGTTCAACCAGATATGCATCTTCTCCCCAATCAAGTGGAATGTCCATACCATCGAGTGATTGCACAATCTTGGTGATACCATATACTGCTAGTGCTGCGATACCGAACACCGCGACATATGGAATTGCTTCAATTGCTCGTTCTTTTAGATTATCAGGCATCATCGCCATACACCTCTTTAATTTGTTCTGGTGTTCCAAACCACTTGATCAGTTGATCAACAGAATCAATGTGCTTCTGAATCTCAACATCATCTGCTTCTTGGTCGCCCCAGACAAACACATGATTGTTTGCGCCGAGATCATTGAGAAATGTCTGACGAGTTCTGATCAATTCTTCTACTACCAGCGTATCGAATTGATCAACATCAAGTTCTACCGAAATCTTAGTCATTTTCATTCACCTTCTTATAACGATTAAAAGATCCATCTGCCTCGACTACCATAATTTCATCAAGATTTTGTGCCATCACACGCTGCTCGCCTTCTGCGGCGATGTATTCATGTTCACGCAATTTACGCAAAACCGCATTGGCAATACCAAACTTGTTACGATTGGTATCCACCGCTTCCTCTACTGCATCAGCACATGCCTCATATAATTCTTTGGGGAGTTCCCAAGAGTGATCAACGTAAGAACCTGGAGTCAAACTACCAGCACGGCGAAGATATGATTGCCCACCATCTACAGAGATAGCACCACATGTGCAAGTTACAAAGTCATGACGGTGCTTGGAGACAATGAAGTCCCCGCAACCGAGACAGGTTACTGCATTCTGAATAATCATGCTGCGACACCATCCTCATAGTTCAGCACATTCACGAAATCGAGTTTCTGGTCTTCATCCCAGTCTTTCAGATAAACATTATCCTCATCAAACATGCGAAGATATTCTTTTTTATCAATCTTGCGTGTAGATGTAATCATCTCGTCGACATGGAGTTGCGAGAACTCCTTAAAGTCATCACCAACACTCATGGTGACCTCATCCCTAGCATCAGATGCATTCTTTGCCTCGACGACATACCGCATGCGGAATACACTGACAGTTTCTACAAGATATTTTGGCATTAATTCAACTTTCCATCATAAGTTTGCAACCATGGTTGCCCAAAAACATACTTCGTTTCGAGGTCATCAGCAACCTTGTGCCAATAATCCTTGAACCATTCATTATTAGCATTATACGCTATTTGACGACATTTGTCAATAGATTTAAATATCTTTGCGTAATTAGTCATTAGAATTCTCCATAAGACCATGAAACAAGACTATAGCGAACACCCGACTCAACTGGGTCTACTTTGTGTTGAACGTAGGATGGAAACAAAATAACATCTCCTGCAGCAAACGGGAAACTATATCTACCACCCTTATACCACAATGCCAGTTTCCCACCAGTAAAGTCATCATTGAGGAGTGTTATGCATGATAGTTTGCGAACAGGTTTTGTGTTCAAGTCAGCAACATCTGCATTCCATATGGTATCTGTGTGTTGTTCAAATTTGCCACCACTGTCGTATTGAATAAAATGATTCTCTTTAGAGTACTGTGAAATGTTAATCTTAAAGTAATTCTCATTCGCAAACTTAGATATTTCACGAATTTTTTCAACTACAGGATTATTGTGATTAACATTGACTTGGGTTGATTCGCGAGAGTTTTTATCATAAGCATTGTTGTTTGCGCGACTTACACCACTTTCTATTAGTGGTTTTTGGGTTTGGTTTTCGATGAATGCTGAGAGATCTTTGATTGCATCCCGAAACACAATGGCATTCTGTAATACATCAAACTTCATACCAGTTTCAATTCCACACCTGCCTCTTGGAACATGGTTTTTGTAATATCCCAATTGAATCCTGTACCATCCCGTTCAGGAGTATACGCAACAACCTTCTTTATGCCACGCTGAATTATGCTCTTGGCACATTCATTGCAGGGTAAGAGTGCAACATACATCGTGCACCCCTCTACTGAATGTGGAGAGTTGTCTAATGCATTTCGTTCGGCATGCGCAACAAACAGATGCTTCGTGGGTCTATCCCTGTAACGGAATGGATCATCCTCGACACCACGTGGGAATCCATTGTATCCAACAGAGAGAATACGATTACGGTCATCTACAATGACACAACCCACCTTGGTGCTTGGGTCATAAGACCAAGATGAGATGTGGTCTGCGAGTTCCATGAATCGCTTGTCCCACTTATTCATTTCAATTTTACTGCTTGCACAATACGCTCGCGCAGAATCGACGAACTGTAATCATGCTTCCTGGCAAGAAATTTAATTGGAATGTCCAATCCATAACCAGTATAATCGGTGCGACCATAGTAATCATCACCGAGGAATCGAACATCCCAATCATAACCAGTCAGCAGGTTCAGTAGATCTGCTTCTGTATCATATGGAATTATCTGATCAACATACTTACATGCATTGACCTGAACATAACGTTCAAACAAATTCTGCACAGGTTTGTTCTTCTCAGGGCGATCAAGAGTAGGGTCAGACTGCAGTGCTACTACAAGTCGATCACAATTCTCTTTTGCTTCATATAATGCCAAGACATGTCCTGCATGAAACAAGTCAAAACAACTGGCAATAACACCCACACGTTCAGTCATAATTTACACCCTCGTCCTGCTTACGACCCATGTAGTGGTCATCGCTTACGCAATGAAACTGTGCCTGAATCTGACTGTTGATAATAGTCCGAGTGACATCACCCGCGAACTTTTCACATTGCTCTTTGCTGGCAGTCTCATAGACATCCTTCGCTACGAACTCGCCCTCAGCAGTGAACAGGAATACAATCAACCAATAACTCATACTACAACTCCCACAAGTAGAATACCAACCACAAACGCATTGACTGCGATCAATGCCTTATCCTTCATGGCAATACCAGCCCATCCCCAGAGACCAGCACCAGCGATAGAGATCAACAGATCTGCCGTGTGATAATCAAACGCACGACAAGTCGCTGCGACGATGACACATGCGGTGCCAGACCACTTCACGATTTCGAGAAAATTATTCTTTGTCTTATCTTCAGTCATAATCAAATCCTTAAATTGCATGAAATCCAAGGGGAGCACAATAGTATAGAGTTCCATCAACCTCTAGGATGTCGCCAACCGACATTGAGGAGCAGGGAGCGAGTTTGAAAATGTCTTCGAAATATATGCTTTCTTCCCAGAGATTCATTGCTTCGAACGCTTCTTCCATATCTTCAACGTCAACGTTAGCAACGTGGGTGTAGTACTGGAAGTTTTCAGCTTTGAAATTACCTTCGAAACTACGATCGAAGTACGCTTTGATGCGATCACTAGTTTCACCGTTGTTGACAGCGGCGACTTCAGCGTCAGTCAATTGAATTTGGTAAACTTTAATCATTTTCACTTTTCCTTTTCTCATCTTATATTTCATTCTACCCTAAAAATGAGAAAAAGTCAAGCCCCTAAATTAAAATAATTGAAATTATTTTTGCTCATATTAACTCGTCTGCAAGTTTGATCAATTTTGGATAGAAAATTGTAAAGACTTCCCTTACCTCGTCGGCATTTATGATTTGCTCATATGGATCGAGGGGTAATTGCTTTTCCTTGAAAATACCAAATGCCGACTCCTTCTCAAAGTCAGAGAGGTGTTCCGCCATGGAAACGAGAGAATCGTACTCAACAGTGTCATAGGAAACAAGTTTGTTCATAACTTTTTTGTTTTGTTCTTCTAGCAGGTAGCGTGAGATTATTTGCAACTTGAGTTCTTCGATATCAATATGCAACATCATTGTATTCTTCTCGCAATTGAATATAAAACTCTTTTTTGCAAACATAAAACTCAGCATCTTTTGTTCGAAACCACGATTTACGTAGATAAAGTGGAATCCAATATCTTTTAGATAATTCAATCCCTCTTGAAATCCTTTGAAAGAAAGAGTGTCATCCAGGAAAATGCGACAGGTCATTGCTTGCTCTTGCCCTGCCTTGGAAACCAACTCAAATCTTTCGTTATTTTTAGAATATAGTTCTCGGTGAGTGATTACACCAGTAGGTTCAAGATAGAGTTTATTGTCTTTTAATGTGAGCGTATTGAACAATGCTGTGTGCACTGCAAGTATCTCTTGCAACGAAACAACATCATCAAACTTTTTGCTTAAAGAATAATTGACGAAGGATTCAGTCAATTGAGTCCCAGATCTGGGAACACCTAGAATGGCATATCTATTGTGCGATAGATTCCATGGCAAAGACTCTTGTATCATGTTTAGTAAACTCTCATTTTTCTGACTAGTCGATTCATCGTATCTTCGGTCGCGCTCACATTCAACACTAGCATGGTGCATCCATCAACATATGAAAATAGCGAGTGCGCCTTGGTCGTATTCATGAAATATGTGATACCTTCTTTTAGTTCAACAACCTTACCATCAAACACCCAAGTCATATTCGATGCATGAAAATTGTAGAACGGTATGATGATTCTAAACATGTCATTGGGCCGACCGAAGTTGTGATCTCTGTGCGGTGGAAAGAATCCGCCCTTGTCTAATCGCAGGAAATGCGATCGAGAAAGATCTGCGCCGAAGAAATCGCAGAGTTCCGCGATAGCAGGTATCTCATATGAGAGCGGAGTTCTGACTTTGAAGTCTCTATCATAATAGAGTTCTTTTGTATGCACGTAGTATTCCATCAGACTTTCTAGGTCGGGAACACCCGAGTATCCACCATCCAAACTGGTAATGGATAACCCATATCGATTATACCCATCTTTATACGAATTATATTGCCTCCAACCTGGATGGTTTAGAATGAGATCTTTGTATGCATTTACATCGACCGTATCAAACCCCAGTTCTATTAAATCTCCATATGAGACGACAAATTCAGTAAGCGGATTCATCTAATTGACTCCTGGATCAATTTTACCGAGTTGATCAAATGCCCACTGTCTTTCGTGACAATGATAACACTTATTGCATCGACCTGCATCTAGTTGCGTGCAGGAGTGCGATAACTCTAGTAGTCGTTCTGTGTTGAACATGAAGTGTAAATCTATTGTGTGAGATTTATAGAGATCGTTAAATGGTAAACTTATAATCTCTGGATATGGATTTTCCGATACCCGAAATGGATTGGCTGTCTCATCCATTTCAAACGGCCAAGGTTGTGGTACTGCTCTTTGGTCTGCTAAGAAAATATGGAAGGATTCGAACGTAGGATCGTACTTAGCGAAAACTGCTCGAACACTTTCGCTAATTTGTTTGGAGTGATGTAAATCTTGCACATTTTCTGCGCCGAAGATTATTGGTTGCGGTAGGTTGATGTCAAGTTTTTGGTTTATCCAATCCACGATACCTGCACTATGCAGTTCTGCGCCATCTGTTTTCGGGACAGTAAAAATATATTTAATCTCGTCGACAGACCGTCCAGTTTGCATCAACTCAAGACACAGCAGATACAGCAATATTGCACTGTCAGCACCACTGCTCAGCATTATGCCAATGCTTTTGTTCTCAGGGATCTTTAATTCAAACGAATCTAGATTGTTATCTGGTCCACATGTAATTATCATGTATTGCTCCAATTAAGTTTTTGTTTCTTATAATCTTCAATAAACTCCACCTTTGTTTGCACAGGTGGGCGGATGCCACCCAAGTCGCGATATGATCCCAACATTTCCTGATCAGTTTTACCAGCAACATACCACTCGTCCATTCTCCAATGATCTACACCATAGTCCATATAATCATCTTTACCCCATACATTGTTTGCAATCCACAACAATGCACTTTTCTCTGTCATTCCCGTGTTACTTTTCCAATGATGGATCAACACAGTTGGTTTAAGAGTGCGAACAAACATATTGATATAATGTTTCAATTCAGGAACAATACTATTGCTCTGTGATATTCGCTTTAAATCTGGATGAGAGTCATCTAACGCAATCTCTTGCATATCCACAAGACTATATCCTTGTTGTTTATATGTCGAGGACAATGTACTTTGTTTAACATTATTGTGAGTGCTTGCTATAATCAATGGGGCGAATACTAAATGGTTCGTTCTCCAGTGTTCATCACACCACTTCTTGGAGTCATTAAGTGTTTCTTCCGTTTCATGCGACAACCCTGCAATAAGACTAATCGTTCCTCTGTAATATCCATTGTGCTTCATGAAGTAATCTTTGGTGTCAAGAATTGCTTGCTGAATCTTAGCAGGTTCCATTCCTTTACCGATAGCAGCAGCACTGGGACGATTGAAAGACTCAACTCCATAAAAATGCCCATTAAACTGCATACGAGCAAGATGCTCAATATCCTGCGGTCTAGTATGCAATAAGTCTGCTCGGATGTATCCACCAAAATTTGGTTTAAAAGGTAGAGTTTCTACTGCATCTGCATACTTTATAATCTTTTCGCTGTGATCATTGAACGTTTCGTCTGAGATAGAATAGCGATAGATACCATAATTATCATAGTTCCGCATAAGATTGTCGCGGAAATCATCGGAGCATCTAGTATGATCATCTTTTACGCCTAGAATACTGTATGTGCAAAAAGAGCATTTGAATCTACACCCCCGACTTGTCTCCATTGTGACAGATTCGAATGATTGTAGGAAATCTCTTTTCTCATAATCAATAGAAAGATTGCGCATTGGATATGCAGGATATTCTTTAAGCGCATGCACAGTTCTGCGCGTGTTACCTTCCTTGTCGATAACTTCTTCGGTATATTTTGCAGTTCCAGATAGAATTTCCAGGATAGCGAGTTCGCCATATCCTACTACCATATAATCTACGGGAATGAAATGGAGATTGTAGAAATCAGTCGATCCCGTTACCACCAACACATCTGGATAAGTTTGCTTCAACCAAGCGAATGATCTGTATAAAGTCTCGGTATTCATATTGAACACTGCTCCGAGACCAACAAACTTCATTGCTGGTGTCATTCTTGAACGAATCAACTCTTGAAATTCTTCGAATTTCCAAGATGGAGCAAAGTCTATGACTTCAATGTCGAACCCATGTTGACGTAAAAACGAGGCAATTCTATGAGAACCTGCGCTTCTGTGAACAGAACTGTAACTTATTCCAGCAAAATCCTGTGGTCGCATGGGTTCATCTGAATTGATCATTCCGCCAAAAATTAGACCATCCAACGCCATTAATCAACCCATTCCAAACTTTTTAAATTCGCATATAATTGATCTTTATAAGAAGGATCCCACAAATGGTATATGATCCACTGTTTTACGTGATTCAATTTAATCGGAGAATGATACGGTACAGTTGGAGAGATTTTTCTATCTTTTCTCGCCCACCACTGACCATTCTCGTCACAAAAAGATGTTTTGAAATTGGCAGGATCATTAATTTTATTATATCCATCGACAAATCGTTTATTATATTCGTTCATCGAGATAAAAAACCCTGCCATGCCATTTTCTCTGGCAACTTCAAAGGTAAAGTCCTTAATGTCACCATGTATTGCATAACAATTAATACCTATATTTTGCACAGTATAACTACGAGATCCCATGCATACCATTCTATCTATTTCTGATGCATAAAATCCCTGCCCGCAAATAATTCTTCCATCTTTTTTGTATATCACATAACCATTTGCAGGTCCATCAAATCTTTTCTCCTTGTATAGAAGATGGAGTAGAGTATGTGGTTTATTTTCCCAATCAATAAAATCCATGTTAGCAGCACCCTCTCGTGGATCATCCTGAGACTCTCTGCAAAATTCCAATATTTCTTCTATCGGGTAACTACTGTCAATCCGAATCATAGACCCAACCGTGTTCTTGCTGCGATTAAATCCTCACTAAGTAGCAAATCATAATTCTCTGCAAGTAAGAACTTGGCATTCTTTCCTCGTAGATATGCTTGTTTGACCATAGAGATAATTTCAGGTTTAAAGATACCGTATTTGATCATAGCAAGCAAACATATCATCAACCAACCAAGCGACCTTGTCTGTGCAAACGAAAACATTGCGAGACACATTTCACCGATTTCAACTGCAGGATAACCTGTCAACGTATGCCAAGTGTCATGTGTGTCGCGATACCTGCGTGCCATCCAATTATATGGATGCTTCGCTTCGATCCATTTGCTGTTATTTGATTTTCTTCTGCTAAATTTCAGCAGAGTTTGTTGATTTGGAAATAGTTTGTGGCATTCTCTGCCAACAGAACCTTCTGGTCTTTCGGAAAGTGTCGAGAAGTAATCTGAAACCTCTTCGGAATTGTATGCTATTTCTCCGCCAGATTCAGTTTCTAATAACTTGTTGAAACTCCAACGCAATGATGGAGGATTTAATGCATGTAGAATCTCAAATATAAAGATTGTATTTGATACGTTTTTGCGTAGTTTCTTCGCGGCATTATATGCACGACGATAGTCAATTTTGTATTCTAGATTCATTTACAATAACCTTTAATTCACGAAGAACCTTTTTTATTTCATTCGAATTATTTAAAAATTCGTGGAAATTACCATCCTCTTCTAAGTCATAGACATAAAGATGTTCATCTGTTAAAATAAATTTTATGTCTGGATTATAATATAATTTATATGCTGCAACTACATCTTCTGAACCGACAAAAGTTTCATCGAAATTAAAAGCATTGACAAGTTTGTTAGAATACAACAGCATTCGAGTTTGTTCTAGATTTGATGCTAGAAATTTACCAAGTTCGATTAATCGCAATCCATGCGCACCTCTGGCATTTGCGAATTTGTATATTTCACTACTCTCAAAAAACTTTCTACCAGTCGTTGTGATACCATTATATGTCATACATCCACCTGTAAGACCAATAACATCAACATCTAGATTTTGTTGAACGATCGCGGCAATCTTAGATAATGCATCAGGAGCAAGATAATCATCCGCATCGATTTGCATGTAATACGCATGCGAACGAGATCGGAAAATCTCTAGAACAGAGTTTTTTCCTTTCGCTGGTGTGCCATTAGATTCAGTTACTAGAAACTCCAGATTGTATGCCTCTGCGACAGATCTCGCTTGCTCTACAAATGAAAAATCGAGAGTGTTGCATACCACAACCACATCACTGGTTTGAGGCAGAACACTCTCGATACATCTCTTTAATTTTTCAACATCCTTCGAAGTAAGGACTGCAACCAAAAGATTCATCCGATCAATGAACCTCCTGCTTTTTTCCTGATTCTATCTACTGCATCACGAGTCTTCACATCCTTGGTGGACTTAGAACCATATTCCTGTGCCAATGCAGAATTGGGATTGGCATCAGCGACGCGAGACATGACTTCCTTGAAGTGATCAGGAACCTTACCGCCACCATCAGAACCAGGAGCATGCAAGAAGTTAATCTTCTTGTATAGAATTTTAACTGTTCCATCATCTGTGAGTGTTTTCATGTCATCATATGACATGGTCTGTTCCCACTCATCACCTGTTTCTGTGTTTATAAAATCATATACTGGCATCGGTAAACCTTTTTTGTTATCATTATAATACTTATAAGTGGTAACCTCAGAGACTGGTGGACACTCTGGGGCTCGAACCCAGGACCTACAGGTTAAAAGCCCGTTGCTCTACCTACTGAGCTAAGTGTCCGTTAAACTTTAGAGATAGATCCGAGTACCGTCGGAATCTACAGGGAAACCAAGTACACGACGTTCGATGTAGTATTCATCGATAAAATGATCACCGTCGCGAGTATACACGCTATGGGCATTCCGTGCTTCTTCTTCAGATGCATAAACACCCAACAGCAACGAACCTTCGTAATCAAACTCACCTAATAATGCAAAAACTTCCATAATCATTTCCTTTCTCATCTTATATTCCACTCTACCCTAAAAATGAGAAAATGTCAAGCCCTAAAATAAAAAAAGTACCAAGTTTTTTTCTTGGCACTTTTTCATGGCGGAGAGGGTGGGATTCGAACCCACGGTACCTTGCAGTACGCTAGTTTTCAAGACTAGAGCAATCGACCACTCTGCCACCTCTCCTATTTAATTACTTTGGTTTTTCATTTTCGCCAAGAGCAGGTTCTGCTGCAGGTTCTACTGCTTCAGCGGCAGCAAGTGCTTCATCTGCTGCTGGACCAGCGGCTTCTGATACAGTTGGTGTTTCCTCGCTGGGAGTACACGCTGCGGTAAGTGCAATAACTGCTGCTGCCATAAAAGTCTTGATATTCATAATTAATTCCTTGGTTGTTAAATGGTACCCGAATTGGGTAATGGAGCGGATAGTGAGACTCAAACTCACCTCTTTAGCTTGGAAGGCTAAGGCACAATCTCTATACCATACCCGCATTAAACTTATTTATGGTGGGAAGGTGAGGTATCGATCCTCCCCCGAAAACGGATGAGATTTACAGTCTCACTGCCAGAGCCACTGACTTTACCTTCCCTTAAATGGTACGCCTAGAGGGACTCGAACCCCCACGCTTTCGCACTGGTACCTAAAACCAGCGTGTCTACCAATTCCACCATAGGCGCATAAAAGAGTGACCACCTAAGTGTGCCTTGATTGCTTACTTCGCGACGTTGCAATCTTCCCAGATAAAGAATACGGTTGCAACCGTATTTTTACCCCTTCACGGGTTCAGCATAGGTGGTCTATTCGTATTCAAACTGGCTCCCTAAGATGGATTCGAACCACCGACCAATTGATTAACAGTCAACTGCGCTACCGCTGCGCCATTAGGGAATAAAACTGGTGCCCTCAGTAGGATTCGAACCCACGACCTGATGATTACAAATCAACTGCTCTACCAACTGAGCTATAAGGGCAAATCTGGCGAAGGTGGTAGGAATTGAACCTACTTCTCAAGGTTTTGGAGACCTGCGGATTACCGTTTTCCCTCACCGACTTATAAACTTATTTATTCTTCCAACCACTTCTTGATAGAACCATACTTGAGATCGAGACGATACTCAAGAGATTCCCAACCATAGAAGCGCATTTCTTCATCATCAATGCCTTCTGCTTCACAGATAATGGCGACTGCTGCCGCATTATCAAAGCAGTTCTTGACCAACCCCATGATACCGTCTACACGGCAAACGAACTCAGAGAAGTTACGATCCTGACGAATCTTGTCTTCATCGATCTGCTCCGAGAGTTTCCCCACGAGACGCTCATACTCAGCATCAAACTCTTCAGCTGAAGAGAAGGTGATGCCACGAGGACGGAAACCATACACATCTTTGTGCAGGTCTGAAAAGATGTCGCCATCGCGGCTATTGGTAGCGACATTAATATCAGCAAGAGTCAACATAATCAAACTTCCTTTTCACATCTTATATTCCAATATACCCTAAAATGTAATAAAAGTCAAGCCCTAATTTTGTTTTTTTAAAATTAATTTCGTGGACGATATGGGTCATATTTCATACCCCACAACCAACCTCCTGGTAATATGAAAGTCAGAGGGTCAACAAGGTGGCATTTACCATTCGGTTCAACACACCACTTGCGACGTCTCATACTTGCCTTGATTGCCATGAGTCGGCGAGTTTCCCAAGTATGCCTCCTAGCATACATCGGATTACCATCTCGTCGCCTAGTCCCCCGCATGGTTCGACTTATCGATGCTTTATGCTCTGGTGATAGTCCGCCCCAGTTTGGATTCTTTTCGCCAGTTAGTGCTTCTGAAATCTTTTTACGAGTTTCCGGAGTATGCCCTGCAGATTTCTTTCTGGTAACTTTATCGACAAGCGTCAAACCTTTTCCGAGAACTTCTGCTTTATCTCGGAGGATTTCTATCTTGCTGTTTTGTAGCAAGAGTTCTCTTGGTTTCGGAACCTTGTTTGGATTATTGACAATCCACAGTTCTTTCTTATGTTGAAATAGAAAGAACCTCATTCACCGTTCCTTTATCCAGTAGTGTCAGATTATGCTCTCTGTCAATATATGTAAATTCCACATGTCGTGGTTCAAATTCCTCCAGAGCAGCGAATACATCAGCAGTATTAAGAGCACTGCAGGTATACACATCCAGTTGCATGAGAGCAGGAGAAACCTCATCCCAAACATGCATAGCAATGTGCGATGTTTCGATAATGGTAACTGCAGTCAAACCACGATTACCAACCATGTCACTGTAAACAGCATATGGACCCATTAGTATCTTCATACCAATTTTATCAACCAGAGTCTTCATCCAATCTTGGATTGCCTCTGCACATTGTGGCGGATTGTTAAGTTCTGCTCGCACAATGAGATGCTTGTGCTCTAAAATTGCTCCCATCAAATTTCCTTACTTCTTTCACGGAAATATTATTTATATGGGTTCCACCATATGCTGTTTATAAACTCCTGACCAAAACGGTCGACTGCAAAGTCGTAGTTTTCGCGCATAAATGGATAACTATCATATAATTCACGTTTCTCTTCATCACTAAATTCTGGATGTTCACCAAAACTCCAAATCTTACGGGAAAAATTTATTTTATCAGGGGGTATCCATATTTTATCAATAATTTCTTTACTGAAACGAGAAACTGCATCAGCATAATTTTCCTGCTTAAACGGATATAATGTTAGCAATTCTGCAATTTGACTCTCGTTCAGTTGCAAACTCAAACCTATGTTGGTGGGTTCTACAGTACCAGTATATGGTAGTTCTAGATACGAGAAAAAATTAGAAAAAGATTCATTCGTGAACAATGTTTCATAGAAATTAAAATGAATTTTCCCGAACACTTCAGTAACATTATCTACTGTTTCTCTCCACGAGAGAGAACTTTCCTCGAAGTCAGGTCTTCCTGACTCCAGTATGTCTGCCACTGACTCTGGAGTTTCACCTGGAGTGTTGGTTATCAGTTGATTTATATACCAAGATTTAACGTCATCCATAGAATTGACCGACCCCGTAGAATCAAATTCTGGGATTCTGTTTATTGTCATCTTCATCATTGTATGTGATATGACTTGCGAGAGAGGATCTCTTAGTGTCATAACGGGCAGAACGTTAAGTCCAACATTATCTGCATTAGTTTTAAACCAGCGAAGTTGTTCTTTTGTGGCGTGTGCGTTTGTAGGCGAGAGATCACCAGTTAATGTAACATGCTCGTCATTTGCCAATAGTGCCATGTTCTCGAAGTATTTTGTTTTATCAAAACATTCTGGACCCGATACTATGTTGTGATCTTGAAAGATAAAAATCTCTTTTTGCGTTGGAAAATTACAGTCGGTTCTTCTGCTTAACTCCCCATGCAACCACGTGCTTCCTGCTCTCGCGTTTCCGAAATATAGAAGAAAGTTTTTCATAACTAACTTTTATACTACTAAGGATTTTTTTGGCGCTTTCTTCTTCTTAACCTCTGGCGCTTTCCAACCTGTCAGGAAACTTTCAAGAACTTCCGCGAGACGAGGATATGCTTCAAGCAAAGTTTGATCCTTAATGTGATCAAGCAATTTCGCTTCTTTAATTTGCAACCCCTGACATGTCTGCATCCAAATTTCCTCGCGGCGGAACTGCGGTACTTTACTGGCGCTGCCTTCTGGTAAGAGAGTCAAAATTCGACGGAACTCTTGGGTGATGGTTGTATCTGCCATGTTAGCAGGTAGTCCCTCATCCTTATATGGAGTTGGACCATCGGGAAGATTAATTGGACCTTGCTCATATCCGACGCCCCATGCAACAAATCGCATGAGAACAGAATTGCCGAGCGAGATTGCTCTCACACGTTCGCGCAATTCGTCAGTCGTGTCTGCCTCGCATGCCCAATCAAGTGCCTCATCTATCTGCTTAAATTTCTTTGGTGGTAGTCTTTGTGCCATTTCAAGTCTTTCTTTTAAAATTCATCAACGAGTTCAATCATCTGCTTCATACGATTGGCGATAAAATAGTTCAACAGACCTGAGCGATCTCCACCCAGTTGTTTCTCATAACTATCTATAATCGCTACTTTGATGTCCTCAGGAATACGCGACAGGTCAACCAGTTCACGGTTACGCTGGAAATTGCGCCACATTTCATCACTGGTGATAAACTCTTCTGGTTTCTGCGTTTTCCATTCAGCAAGTTTATCTTTGCGAATAGGACGCTGACGCTGACCATTGATGAAAGTATCATCATCAGATAGGAGGTTCGGAACACCGTCACCCTTATCCCCCATGATAATGTGTTCCATGAGCACTGCTTCAGGTGATTCCTTCAACTTACAGAACTTCTTCTGAACAGGAGCATACTGTTTAACATTGCTCCACTTCTGTAGTTGCTGAAAGTCATGGTCACCAGACAGAACAAGGAATGGTTCAGCACTAGGTATGAGACCATCAGTGTTCATGGTCTGACTATATTCGGCGAGTACTGCAATAACATCATCTGCCTCTGCCCCATCAACGTCGATTACAGGATACGGAAAGTGTTCTTGCAACTCGCTACGAATTTGGTGTAGTGCTTCGAAGATAGCAGACCAATCAAACCCAGACTCCTGCCGTGCTTTCTTACGATTCGCCTTATAGTTAGGAAAATACTGACGACGCCAGTAGTGACGGTTATCACAAGCAATCACAATGCTGCCAAACTCAGCACCAAACTTCCGCTTATATGAACGAATGGCATTGATGATCATGTGCCGAATCAGCGGAAGATTGACTTCCACATCACGACGACCACCTAGTTCTGCCATCATACTGCTGATAGCAGTCTGGTTAAAATCAACAACAATCATTCTATGTCTTCTTTCGTAACAGTTAATGCTTCACGAACGTCATCAAGCATGTTAATCTCAGGACATTCAACTCCTGCTTGCCGCATGTATAAACCAGTGATCATAACAGCGATAACGGCAGCATCAGAATGAAAGTTCTCATTCTTAAGACCAATCTTTTTCTCTGCCGCCATAAGAATACCCCGCAGACAGGCTTGTGCGAATGCCTCCGCCTCTTGATATGCTGCATATTCTGTAGCACCTTCAAGGAAATAACTTAGAGATTCTTTGTCGATCTCCTTAACTACATTCGTCTTCAGGTAAGTAATATTGTCACTTTTATCGGTCATTAAAACACTTTCAAAATTAATGTAGTTGGAGTCAATCGTGCACGAACAGGCGCACTCTTACTTTTAACGGCTGAGTACCATTTAGTCAAGTCTTTTTTCGCTAGTTCAGAAAATTCTTTTACTTGAGTCTCTGGTTTACGAAGAAGTCGTGAGTTAGAGAAGTTCGCATCAAATCCTACAAGACTTGCACCCTTTACAGTAATGCTTCCACTGACTGGGCTGAAGAATTTAGAGATCTTCCGAGTCTTGGTATCGAATGTCCATACTTCACTACAGTTTAGTAGATTAATAGGTTCGACGCTGGTGACACCAAGTGCAGTATCTTCCACGAGGAACTTTAGATTCTGAACCAACTTGGACTTATCCTTTGGTTTCTTCTTGCGAACCTTAGCAACCTGCTTGCTGACATAGGATTTCTTAAGATCACTGATATATGTTTCGAGCAGTTTAACAATATCTTTAACAGACTTCATGCTCGTCAGATGAGCATAACTTTCTAGTAGTTGTTCCTGCCCATCAGTCATCTGACTCTTGGATAGACGACGAACTTCTACAAGTTCTGCAAACTCGGCAAGGATAGGTTCAATCTTTTCAACACAGTCAAGATAGTTCTTATCTGACAAACGATAAGGCATTAGAATCTGTGCAATGTTACGAGTATCTTCGCCAGCGATCAAATTCTCAATCTCATCATTGACTTCAGATACAACGAAGGCAGACGCAACCAGCGGTTTCTTCACTACTTTAACAACAGGGTCGGGCACAGTGGAGTCATCTTCAATCAGAACAGTTTTCTTATTGACACGTTCTTCCACCTTTTCCCAGATGCGTGCCTTATTCTCATCGGTGAGTGGAAATCCACGCATAGCGATACGTGCACTGTTAGCATATGTCCGAGGGAGCATCTTGTCGGATAACTGACTGATTGCTTTGAGTTTGGTAGCATCACCCTTGAACCAGTCAACAAGAAACGCACGACAATCTTTCTGGTCAACGATGAAGTTATACCAATTTAATGCCTTGCCATATTCTGACTGGTAATCTGCGGGTGCATAGTCTTCAACCCAGATTGGTTCTACACCCATGACCTTAGAATCAGCAACAGGAACTTTCAACTTATACATAGATTCACCTTTCTTCATAATATATCCACTATACTATAATTTGTGGGAAAAGTCAAGCCCTAAAATTTAACGGAGGTGATGCGGTCGTAACGAAATGCTCGCCACTCACCTTTTTCTAGATCCCAAACTGCGAGGGTTTCACCGCTGGGCGGTTTTGTCTTTGTTCCCTTTTCACTGTATGGGGGAACAACACTCTCTTGTAGAGTGCAGCGCATCACACGTTCTTGACCATTCAGTTTCGTAAAACTGACAGTCGCTTCACCCTGAGCAAGAGTTACCTTCAGACCGTCGCGCCATTCTTGATTCATAATATCCATCACATTTTCCTTATATTGTTTTCATCAATAATAATCTTACCATCCCTCCAGGATCTCCTCGGAGGATCTGGCGCTGGTATGTCATGCGTCGAAAGAGATTTATTCTCATGTTTTTCGAACGTAAAGAAGTCTGGTGTTTCAACAACAGGTTTCTTCTTCGGTTTCTTAGCAGTTCGAACAACTTTCTTTGGTTTAACCTCATCAACGACGACATAGTCTACTATACCTGATTCTTCTCTTTTTGTCAAGCCTAATAGTGTCATGTTGGCAGCAATAATCAATAAAATTGCTAAAGGATCGAATACGAAGATAAGCATGATAATCATCAGACGCACTGCTTTATCCACGGTAGCGGTATCACCACTACCATAGAACAGTTCTGCGATGTATTTTATTGGACCTACTTCTGCTTCGAGTTTGAGGTTTTCTGTTTTGAGCGGTATGAGATCAGTCTCAATAGTCTCAATGTCTGCAGTCGCACTCTTAATTTCATTATCGAGGGACGCACGTTCTCTTTTCTGTCTGTTTCTAATAAAATTAGCATCGAGCACATCCTCTGCAGTAGTGAGTCTGTCCAAAGTATCCAAAGATGTTTGTGCATTTTTGAGTCTCCTTTCGGCAGATGCCTTCTTGCTTTCGAGTTGTTCTACTTTAAATACTGCTGAACCACCAACAGTAGTGTGTTCAATGTGCGATCGACTAAGATAACCGAACACGCCCATACTTGTAATAAATGACAACACACAAACTGCAATCGTGAAGTATGTCTTCAACAGTTTGTTTGCACTTTTCCAGTTGCGATACACCCAACTGGCAGTAATGAGTTTGGCGACTTCAAGCACACCACCCATCACTGCAACAGCGATCGGAGATGCTGGGAAAATTGCCATCAACCCAAGTATTGAAAAATACCCAGCGACACCAGTAATCGCAAGTGCAGTTAGCATCAAGAGTGCTGCGAAAAACATCCAGGTCTCCAATCAGGCAATTTTAATTCTTTCAGATGATCAAGTCTCAGACGCACATTCCACATTTGATTGATACAATTATTGTTGAGTCTATGCTCCCATTGCAGGATATGCTCGACTGCTTTGGCATGCGATTTGCTGTCATATTCTGCGACAACTTCTTTGCGCATCTCGCCAGTGTAATTGGTCACATAAGAAGAACTGCCGAAATATGCTTCGAAAAGTTTCTCTGTCTTACATGAATACCCAATATAAAATTTGCCGTCGTCGAAGTAAGTGCAATATACTCTATGCACCTTCTTCGGCAACGGCTTACGTTTTTTCTTAACAATCATAATCTACTCCGTAAGTAGATTATTTATTCGTCCTCTTCCCAACCATCCCAAGACAAATCTTCTTCGTCTTCGGTTACTTTTGTCCCGCAGAAGGGACAATGTTTGACTATGTAATAGTCGTCATCTAAGTCATGATCGACTTTGAAGACTGCGTCACAATTATTACATTCATGTTCTTCGTCAAACATGTATATTACACATCAGTAATGGTTTGAGTTGATGTAATGCCTACGGAAGTATTATACTCCTCCATTGCACCACTTAGATTACCTGATGCAACAAATGCCGAAAACTCTTGAGCGACTACATCATCTGTAAACGTAAACTCTAAGACCTGAACAAGTGCATCATTTTGGATATCGAAATCAAATGTAACTTTATCGATATTATTTTCTAACCATTCCCTTACTGCACTATTTTGTGTTGAATTCGCTTCAAAATACCATAAAGTTTCATATGAAGGTCTCGTATTTCTAATAGTAAGTTTCTTCGCCATTTTAGTTCCTTTCTCGTTTAATTTTATGCTGCTACGCCCCAGACGTCATCCCACTTACCTGATAGTGCACCCTTAGCATAGTCGGTAGCACGATTCTCAAAGAAGTTGGTATGCGTTGGTGCGTTGATCATTTCTTCGACCCATGGTAGTGGATTCTTCTTTACTTTAAAGATGCCTTTCATACCAAGACTAATCAGTCTACGGTCGCAGATATAACGAATATACTTTTTCACGTCATCCTGTGTTAGATTTTCCATCTCACCCATCGAAAATGATAGTTCGATAAACTTGTCTTCAAGATCTACCATTTTCTCAGCAATTGTATAGATCTTAGACTTTAGATCGTCATTCCACAATTCACGGTTTTCTTCAACGTATGAACGGAACAGTTTAATCATACCTTCAGCGTGTTGAGTTTCATCAACAATCGACCAAGTAACGATCTGTCCCATTCCCTTCATCTTTCCGTGACGAGGGAAGTTGAGGAGCATAATGAAGGATGAGAACAGTTGCATACCCTCAGTGAATGCACTAAATGCAGCGATATTGGTCGCGACTGATTCAGGAGTTCCATTTGCATTCGACAAATCTGTAAAGTAGTCGTGCTTTGCACGCATTGAGTCATATTCGAGGAATTCTTGATATGTCGTTTCTGGCATACCCAGTGTTTCAATAAGATGAGAATACGCTGCAACATGTAGTGCCTCCCTTGCCGCAAACCCCATCAACATCATACGAACTTCAGGTTGTGGGAAATATGGCAGATAGTTCTTCACATAACCACCAGCAACATCGATGTCACCCTGTGTGAAGAAACGGAAAATGTTAGTAAGGAAATGTTTTTCACCGTCATTTAGTCGCTTCTTCCAGTCATTGACATCTTCCGACATCGGGACTTCAGTGTGCAACCAATGTGACTGCTCATGTTTCAACCATGCGTCATATGCCCATGGGTAGTTGAATGGTTTAAAATATGCTCGTTCTGTCATTAAAGTCATACGGTTTCTGCCCATTTTACTAGATCGTCGTATCCGCCAACATGCTCGCCATTCACCCAGATCTGGGGAACAGTCTTCACATCAGGCAACTGTGCGGTAATGTCTTCCCAGAGACAATCTTCACCGACTACCATTTCTGTATACTGAATATCCATCCCCTGCATAAACTCTTTTGCAAGATCGCAGTAGGGACAATCAGGTTTTGATACTATTTGTGCAAAATAACTTGTCATTTCTTATCCTTCGCATGCAACACAGTTATCACCATCGATCATTGCCTTGAAGTCAATTTCTTTAATTGCTTCACGCTCAATTCGCTTAGAAACCTTGTCTGCTTTTCCTATTTTTTCTGAACGACAATAATATAAAGTCTTCAACCCCTGCTTCCATGCGAGGAAGTGGACAGCATGAAGATATTTGATATTTGCATCAGGACGGAAGAATAGATTGAGGGACTGTGCCTGATCAATAAACTTCTGTCTGTCTGCCGCATGCTCAATAACCCAACGTTGATCAATTTCCATTGAAGTCTTGAACACTTCCTTGGTGATTGCATCCATCCATGTAAGGTGCTGCACCGAACCATCATTGGCGATAATCGAGGACCAAACCTCATCATACCACCCTGCAGGTCTGCCGATTGCTGCTTCTTCTAGAATAATCGCGTCAAGGTATTTATTCTTATTGAGAAATGAACCCGATAGTGTATCTTGACGATATGCATTTGCTCGCCATGGTTCAATCGACGGACTGGTATTGCCCATGATGATTGATGAAGATGCATTCGGTGCGATTGCCTGTGTATGTGAGAATCGGCGACCAGTTCCTGTAGCATCAGGTGCTTCACCACGTTCAGCACCAAGTTCTAGATTTGCCACATCAAGACGTTGCTTGATTAGTTTGAACATACGCATGTTCGTTCCCTTGGCAACTGCCGACTCCCATGCAATACCCTTGCGCTGAAGATAAGCATGGAAACCAAGCGCACCAATACCAATTGACCGTTCACGCATTGCTGCATACTTGGCACGTTTCACTGTATTGGGAGCATTTTCAATAAAGTACTGTAGAACATTGTCAAGCATCTCTGCCATGTCCTTGAGGAACAATGGATCTTTAGACCATGCATCATAATATTCTAGATTGACTGAAGACAAACAACAAACAGCAGTACGCTTCTTGTCAGTTGGTAGAATGATTTCTGAACAGAGATTTGACTGATGAATCTTTAGACCGAGATCCTTCTGGAACTGTGGCATCATACGATTAGATGTATCAATGAAGTGCAGATATGGTTCACCCGTCATCATACGCAGTTCTAGAATCTTCTGCCAGAGTTCCTTCGCAGAAACTGTATCGCGAACTACTCCAGAATGTGGATCTTTCAGATCCCAACTGTCGTCTGCATCTTGGTCTGCCATGCATCGTTGGACGATTTCCATGAAGTCATCTGTAATGTTGATTCCGTGGTGTAGATTGAGGCATCGTATGTTGGGGTCACCAGTAGGTTTACGCATCTCAAGAAATTGTCCCACGTCAGGATGACTAATGTCAAGATAAGCGGCATAACTGCCACGACGAGTGCGACCCTGACGATACGCCATGGAACTAGAGTCATAAGTTTTAAGATGTGGCATAACACCAGTAGACTTATCATCAGCAGCACGGATTCCAAAACCAATTCCAACTCCACCCCCAAGCATCGACAACCAACTGGTTTCGCTGAGATTCTCAACTAGACCTTCTGCTGTGTCATCAATGAAATTTAAAAAACAACTAATTGGCATTCCACGCTTGGAACGACCGAATGAAAGAATGGGTGTTGCATAGGACAACCAATGCTTAGATGAATACTCATATAAACGCTGAGCATGCTCAAGATTCGATGCGAACGTAGTAGAAACATAGGCGAATCTATGCTGCGGAGAAGTTTCGTCCTCGCGCATGTATGATTCTTCTAGTCGCTGGATACCAAGTTTATCAAATAGAGCATCGCGTGAATAATCTATTTCTATACCCAGATATGTTTCTTTTTTCATTTATAGTCCCTGTTCCTTCAACACTCGTTCGATGTCTGGTTTAAAGTACGATTCTGGTTTCAGAATCTTACCGTCTTGACGCTTTTTAATCTTGCCGTTATCAGAAACCTTGCTCATGTTTGACGCACGGACTTCTTCCCAAACCTTATTGAAGTCAATACCAAGAGTTGTAAACAATCCTTGGACAACCCAGACTAGGTCTGCGCCACCATCAGCAATGTCTCCGATATGGCGACGAAGAAATCCATCGCAAAGTTCACGGAATTCTTCATCGATCAGGTCAATATATAGTCGTGCTTGTTGTTCGTTTTTCTCGTTCAAATGTGGAGTTGTTCCCACATACTGATCAGCAGCAGTCATAAATTCAGTAACGTCTTTTTGGTTATTCATAATATTTTCTTCTTTCCTTAATGTAAAACTGCCATCTTCATTTTCAATCCAGACGATGTCATCTCCTGGTTCCCACCCCATCTGTTCAAACACATCAGACTCTAGATAATAAAAA